GGCTAAAGCAAACCCTTTCATGGAAATGATTGCCAAGAAAAAAGAGATGGCAAAAGGTAAAAAATCAGAGATGCCTTCTAAGATGGGCAAACCTGTGATGAAAAAAGGCATGGACACTGCCAAAGACGGCATGAAGAAAATGGCCAAAGGTGGTATGGCTTACGCTAAAGGCGGTGGCATCGAGTCCCAAGGTAAAACCAGAGGCAAGATAGTTACCATGAAGTCCGGCGGAAAGATGTGCTGAGATGATGTCCAGCCGTGGTATGGGGGACATCAACCCCTCCAAAATGCCCGGCGGGAAGAAAAAAGCCCGTCGGGACGATACCGATTTCACCCAGTACAAAGAGGGTGGGAAAGTGAACGCGGCTGGAAATTACACCAAACCCAGTTTGCGCAAACGAATTGTGTCGCAGGTCAAGGCGGCGGCAACTCACGGCACTGGCGCAGGTCAGTGGTCAGCAAGAAAAGCCCAGTTGGTGGCCAAGAAGTACAAGGCTGCTGGCGGGGGGTACAAAGATTGAAAGCGCCGCAACAGTCCTTGAAAAACTGGGGTGACCAAAAGTGGAGAACCAAAAGTGGCAAAAAATCTTCTGACACAGGTGAAAGATACCTTCCTGAAGCTGCAATCAAAAGTCTCAGCCCTTCTGAGTACGCTGCGACAACACGTGCAAAACGTGCTGGCAAAGCTAAAGGGAAGCAGTTCGTAAAGCAACCGCCCAAGGTGGCAAAGAAAACGGCGGGATTTAGATAATGGCAACAACTTCTGGACAGTCAGGCTTTAATTTAGACCTCACCGAACTGGTAGAGGAAGCTTTTGAGCGTGCTGGTTCAGAGTTGCGCACTGGGTATGACCTTAAAACGGCCCGTAGATCGCTTAACTTATTGTTTGCTGACTGGGCAAACCGTGGCATCAACATGTGGACGTTCGAGCAGGGCACCATTATTTTTGAACAAGGGTTGAACACCTACGCAATTCCCACAGACACGGTAGATTTGCTGGATCATGTGATCCGAACCGACGCAAATGTATCCTCCACCCAGTCTGATTTGACAATTACACGCATCAGCGTGTCCACCTACGCTACGATCCCCAACAAAATCACCCAAGCCAGACCCATTCAGGTCTGGTATCAGCGTCTGGACGGCCAGATAAGCCCGACTTCTGCGGTGCTGGCTACAAGCATCAACGCTACCGCTGACACGATTGTTTTGTCCAACGTAGTTGGCTTGCCTGCTATCGGGTACATCAACCTTGACAGCGAAACCATCTTCTACAACTACATTGACGGCAACACCCTGAGTAATTGCTTCCGTGGACAGAACGGCACAACCGCAGCCGCGCACACTGCCAGCGCAACAGCCAAGATTTACGTCAACAACACCCCCAGAGTGACTGTTTGGCCAACACCAGACGGCTCCCAGACTTATCAGTTCGTGTACTGGCGCATGCGTCGCGTGCAGGATGCTGGCGGTGGTGTGAATGTCATGGACGTGCCGTTCCGTTTTGTGCCCTGTATGGTGGCTGGATTGGCCTACTACGTCGCTTTAAAGGTGCCGGGTGGTATGGACAGGCTGCAAGTGTTGAAAGCGCAGTATGACGAGGCATGGATGACAGCGGCTGACGAAGATCAAGAACGCGCCGCGTTGCGCCTCGTGCCTAGACAGATGTTCATTGGGGGCAGCTGATGGGTAATCGGTTTTCCAGTGGCAAAAACTCAATTGCCATATGCGACCGATGTGGCTTTGGGTACAAACTGACGCTACTCAAAAAGCTCGTTGTCAAAACCAAGACATACGACTTGAAAGTGTGCCCTCAGTGCTGGGATCCAGATCAGCCGCAGCTTCAGTTGGGTATGTACCCAGTAGACGACCCGCAAGGCGTGCGCGATCCACGGCCAGACTTGAGCTACCGGTTGTCTGGTCGCACAGGTTTGCAAATTGTCTTGACCAACAGTCCCGACATAGATGCACAGGGTATTGTGGGCGGCGGTAGTCGAGTTTTCCAATGGGGATGGAACCCAGTTGGCGGTTCTTCGGGTTTTGATGCGGTGCTAACGCCAAATTACTTGGTTTTAGCGGTAGAACTTGGTACAGTAACGGTAACAACGACATAAGGAGTCGATCATGGACAAGAAAGATTTAAAGCAAGACAAAAAGATGATTGCTGGTGCAGTGCACAAGCACGAGAAAAGACTGCACCCCGGCAAGCCTATGACCAAATTGGCCAAAGGTGGCAAGACCAATGAGATGATGAAGAACTTGGGTCGTGGTATGGCTAAAGTTGCAAATCAACGGGGCAAATAATGGCTAAATTCAGCATGAAACGAGATGGTAAAGAGGTTGGCCCTGCCAGCGTCTATGCACAACCACACACTATGTCTGGTAAAGTTGTCAACGTCGAGGGTAACCCCGGCAAATTGCCAAACCGAAGCAAAGCCGACACGGTCAACATGAGCGTTGGCAACATCAGCAAAGCGGCTGGCGATGAGCAAGTTAAAACCAGCGGCATTAAAGTTCGTGGCACAGGCGCGGCTACTAAAGGCTTGATGGCAAGAGGCCCAATGGCATGAACTACAGCCAGCTTGTAACTGCGATTCAGTCTTACACGGAGAACCAGTTTCCCCCTGTATACCTTGCTGATGGATCGACTGAGAGTTCAACTACTCAGATCAATCGGTTCATTCAGCAAGCTGAGCAGCGCATTTACAACTCGGTTCAGTTTCCGTCCCTGCGTAAAAATCAATACACCGCAATCACTGCAAACAACAAGTACATATCTTTGCCAAACGATTTTCTTTCTACTTATTCGTTGGCTTTGGTGACAGGCGTTGTTGGTGGAAACTTGGATACAGGCACGTTTGAGTACTTGCTCAACAAGGATGTGAACTTCATCCGTCAGGCGTATCCAAGCCCCAACGACACGGGCGAGCCAAAATATTACGCGCTGTTTGGCCCAACAATTATCAGTTCATCAATTACAAACGAGCTGTCTCTTATTCTTGGCCCAACACCAGATGCCGCGTATTACGTTGAGTTGCATTACTACTATTACCCAGAGTCAATTACCACAGCGGTAACTACATGGCTTGGTGACAACTTTGATTCCGTGCTTTTGTATGGCTCCTTGGTAGAGGCTTACACCTTTATGAAAGGTGAAGTTGACATCATCACTGGGTACGATGCCAAGTACAAAGAGGCACTTGCGTTGGCCAAACGTCTGGGTGATGGTCTGGAGCGCAGCGATGCGTACCGTAGCGGCCAGTACAGGGAAGCACCGTTACCTCAGAATAATGGGGTGCGTTGATGGCTTTCACAGGAAATTTTTCTTGCAATACGTTGCGGACTGGGCTGGCAAACGGGGCAATCAACTTGACCTCGGATACATTCCGATTGGCTCTGTATACCAACGATGCAACATTGGACGAAACCACCACGGCGTATACAGTCACAGGTGAAGCATCAGGCGGAAACTACGTGGCTGGCGGAGAGATTGTCACCCCCACTGTGTCATCTCAAACCACAGCTTCAGGCAGTGTGACTTACGTCACCTTTACTTCTCCGTCATGGACAGGTGCAATCACGGCCCGTGGCGCGTTGATCTACAAAGCAGGCGACAATGGCGCAGTCTGTGTACTTGATTTTGGCAACAACAAAACATCAACCACTTCATTCACCGTGACGATGCCCGCAAACACAAGCACGTCAGCACTTATAAGGATCGTGTAATGGCACTTGTAACCACAACCAAAGGCGAAATGGACGATTCTCTGCTTGTAAAGCAAGAGGGTACAGTCGATAATGACAACGAACTCACCACATGGGTTGAGTACTGGTTGGACGGAGAACTTGTTCACCGTTCCGCGCATGTAACTTTGAAAAAGTCACCCGCGTTTGTTGGTGGCGAGGCAGCTTCTTTTTAAGGAAATATTATGGCAAATACCCAATCAATGACAACTTCGTTCATGGGCGAGTTACTGACAGCAACCCATAACTTTGGCGTTTCGCCCATTCGTGCGGCTTCTACCGCCGACACCTTCAAAGCTGCGTTGTACTTGGCTTCCGCCACCATTAACGCATCAACCACAGTTTACACAGTGTCTGGTGAAGTGTCCGGTGCTGGATACTCTGCTGGGGGCATAGTTGTAACAAACGCCACGCCACCAACTGCAACCAACGCATCAGCAACTGCTGGGGTAGCCTTTTTTACGCCTTCTGCCAGTTTGATTTACACCTCAGTGACTTTGACCACAGCGTTTGATGCAGTGTTGATCTACAACTCTTCACAGAGTAACAAGGCGGTGAGTGTTCACACGTTTGGTTCACAGACCATCACGGCGGGTACTTTCACTTTGACAATGCCTGCAAACACAACCACAACAGCATTGTTGCGTCTGGCTACAACTTAAGCGGAGGCGGCGCAGGCCGTAGACCATGTTTGGTATATCCGCATACGCCCAGTCACCTTATGCCGCTCTTGGCGAAAATGTAGTCGTCGTTGCCCTGACGGGCGTAGCCGCGACCGGGAATGTTGGAACAGTTGTAGCGGGTAAAGAATTCGCCCTGACAGGCGTTGAGGCCACAGGCAGTGTTGGAACAGTCGTTGTTTCAGGTTCTGTGGCAGTAACAGGCGTAGAAGCATCGGGCAGTGTTGGGACGGTTGTACAAAGCATCTCTGTTGCTCTGACAGGCGTTTTGTGCCACCCAGACATTGGTGATGTAAACGAAACCAACTTTCCGTTAATAGCCGGAGTCCACGCCAACGGTGAAGTCGGTACGCCCACAGCAGCGCCAACAATTGCCTTGTCTGGTGTGGCTGCTTCCGGCGCGGTTGGGACAATAACTAACGGTGGCGTAGAGGTTGCCCTGTCTGGTGTAGAGGCTTTCGGTTTTGCCGGAACGATGATCTACAACGAGTCGGACGCGACATTTGGCGACGAGGCTATAGGGTCAGTTGGTACGGTAGAACCCGTAATTTCAGTTGCTTTGACTGGGGTTGTGGCAGCAGGCGCGGTTGGCACGGTTGCTCGCGGTGAGACAGAAATAGGCTTGAGCGGCGTTGGCGCTGTTGGGGTAGTAGGTACGGCAGTCCCAGCCCCGCTTATTGCTTTGTCTGGAGTTCAGGCCACAGGCACAGTTGGAAATGTGATTGCTATCTACTGGAAGTTGGTAGATGACAGTCAGACCGCAAACTGGCAAAATGTCAACAATTCTCAAACTGCTGGCTGGACGTTGGTGAACAATGCAGAAACACCTGACTGGACGTTGGTTGAAACGGAATAAGGATACACATGGCTTTCGTACTTGCAGACCGAGTTAAAGAGACGACCACCACGACGGGTACGGTAACAGTGACTCTGCTTGGCGCATCGACTGGGTATCAGTCTTTTTCAGCCATTGGTGACGCTAACACCACCTACTACACGATTGCCGGGCAGACTGGCTCAGAGTGGGAAGTTGGGATTGGCACATACACCGCATCCGGTACAACGCTTGCAAGAACCGCAGTTATTTCATCCAGCAACGCAGGAGCGTTGGTTAACTTCAGCGCAGGTACGAAAGATGTGTTTGTCACCTACCCCGCAGAATTTACGGCGAATGCTATTGGTGGTGGTGTTGGCGCGGTGCTTCTGAATGCGGACACCGCAACTGCAAGTGGAACGATTGCCACAGGCCAGAATGGTTTCACTGTTGGCCCACTTACTATTGCAAGCGGCGTGACTATCACCCTTGCTTCTGGACAAAGGCACGTAATCATCTAATTATGAAAACACGTACATTGTTAGAACTAGAAAACATAAAAACCTCTTGGTATATTGCAGAAGATGGAATTGTTCGTTGGAATAGAAATGCAAAAAATGGCATTTGTGTCGGCGATCAAGTCGGACTTTCAAAGATGAAGTCAGGACATTTGTCTTGCTATTTGACAACCAACAAAAAAGCAAAATGCTATTCAGTTGGGCGCGTTGCGTGGTTTTTACACAATAATGAATGGCCTACAAATGAAATAGACCATATTGACAATAACCCAACAAACAATACTAAAGCCAATTTGCGCTTGGCAAATAGAGCAGAACAATGCACAAACAGAATTGCTGGCGTTTCAGGTAGAAAAAACAAAGGCGTTTATAAAAGAAAAACAAAAGACGGCTATACATGGAGATGCCAATTGCAGTTAAATGGAAAACAGACTTCTCTTGGAACATTTGGCGCAAAAGAAGACGCTATTGAGTTTATGGAGTTGGCAGTTCAGATGTTGCATAAAGACTTTGCAAACATAAAATCATATGAGAGGGCTGTGTAATGTCCACGATCAAGTCATCCACCACGTTAACCACTGCATATTCGGTAGAAGCAGACACCACAGGGGCGCTTGTCATTCAGACAGGTGCTGCGCCTACGACTGCGGTAACTGTAGCGGCAGATCAGAGTGTGACATTTGCACAAGCCGCTAACCTACCAAACACATTTGGCTTCAAGAACCGCATCATCAATGGTGCAATGGTGATTGACCAAAGGAATGCGGGGGCGAGTGTAAGTATTTCAGGCGGGGGGCAAGTTTTTGGAGTTGATCGGTG